GGAGAAATTAATAATTCCATTGCTGAAAAATTTAAAGAGTAATCCAGACAAAGCGTATATTCATTGGCCAGGTCGAGCACCTGTATTAGACGCCCAAATAAGTAAAATTCTTTCTTTAACTAGATAATGGCATATTCAAAAGAAGTAATGGAGCATTATGAAAATCCCAAAAATGTGGGAAGTTTGGATCGTGATGACGTTTCTGTTGGCACTGGTCTTGTGGGGGCACCCGAGTGTGGTGATGTTATGAAACTACAAATAAAGGTAGATGAAAATGAAAATATTATTGATGCCAAATTTAAAACATTTGGATGTGGATCCGCAATTGCTAGTTCTTCGCTTGCAACTGAGTGGATTAAGGGCAAATCTGTTGAGGAAGCAAATTCAATTCAGAATGTACACATCGTGGAAGAACTTTCTCTTCCCCCTGTCAAAATTCATTGCTCTGTATTGGCGGAAGATGCTATTAAATCAGCAATCGCAGATTATAAGAACAAAAACAGAATTGACAGGTGAAAAAAAATATTGAAGATTATATTTTTCTCAAAGAGAATTTTTTGGGAGAAGATTTTTGTGATCATAGTATAGACATATTGAGTAAAGCTACTTGGGAAAAGGTTTATAATAAAAGACATATAGATACAGGAGAACCTTTACAAGAACCTTCACAAAAAGGTGGGACTCAGACTTTGAAACATCATCCAGACTTTCATATTGTAGGTGATATGAATATGAAAGTATCAGAAATGCTTGATTCTAAGAATCTCACTAATCAGATTCTTCAGAGAGAAATTGATAAGATTCAAGCCGAGATGATGCGAAATCTTCCAGACGTTTTAATGGAGTATTTCAATTCTTTTAAATTTAATTGGCTCCATGGTTGGACAGGATATAGTGGAATAAAATTTAATCGATATTCCTTAGGTCAAGAAATGACTAAACATTGGGATAATATTGGCTCTATATTTCCAAGCGATCCCTCAGGTATTCCCGTTATTTCTCTTATAGGTTTTCTAAATGATGATTATGAAGGAGCAGATTTAATTTTATGTGATGATATAAAAATAGATACGAAGAAGGGAAATATATTAATATTTCCTTCATCTTTTATGTATCCACATCAAGTTACCCCTTTAACAAAAGGATTTAGATATTCTTATGTTAGTTGGGCTTATTGAAAATGAGTAGTTGGGCAAACGGCACTAAAGCCAGGGAGAAGAGACGGACTTCTCTTTGAGTGCGAGTATGTGACCCTACCTAGATGAAGTTAAGACGCCCCTCCAAAAGACCAGCGGTAACGTGCCATCGGGTGAGGGAGTAGATGACTAGCTTGCTAATAGACGGCCCGAGTGTCGATGCAAGAGTTGTCTTTCGGGATAGTCTAGGCTCTACCCAATTACTCTCTTTTATACAAATCTTTATGGAATTAAGTATATACGAAATGTGTAGAGCAATAGGATGTCCCATTGATCTTCTTGGAAATAGGCTGTGAAGGATGTGTATGATAAAGAATTTTATAACAAATATGGGTGGGCTAGTTGTTTTGAATGTGATGAAATATTTACTGATTTGAATAAACTAGCAGACCATCAAGAAAAACATCTTATAGAAGAAAATGTACCAGTATACAGCAAAATTGAAAAGAGTGGTTGACGGAGATACTGTCGATGCCTACATAGATTTAGGATTCAATGTTCACGTTGATAAACGAATCAGATTTCAGGGTATTGATACTCCCGAATCTCGTACCCGAGACCTCACAGAAAAGAGATATGGACTTGGTGCAAAATATCGATTGATAGAAATACTAGAAGAAAACGACAATATATTTATTGTTAAATCTCACGGTACAGGTAAGTACGGACGTGTACTCGGAGAGCTATTTCACCATCCCGAATCAGAAATAAGTATTAATGAAATGTTAATAGACGAAGGCCACGCAGTAGCATACTTCGGTGGGTCCAAACAAGAAGTCAAGGACGCATTATTGGAAGCACGAAAACTATCAAAAGAATATGTAGAAAATCACATAGAACCACTTTAGTGGTTAAATTGAATTGAGAATTATATTATGAAAGATACTGTTATATTAGATATTGAGACTCTTGGAAGTGTCAATAATTGTGTAGTATTATCAGTTGGTATGGTCGCAGTAGACTCTACCAAAGATTATACATTCAAAGAATTAATCGATAATGGCTATTATGCCAAACTCGATGTCAAGAGTCAAGTCGATGCTGGAAGAAAAATCTACAAAGATACTCTTGAATGGTGGGGACAGCAAGGTGAAGCCGCACAACATATTCTGAAACCCTCTCCCAAAGATATGCACTGGTCGAAGTTGCGAGAAAATATGATTTCGTGGCTGACCGAACAAGGTGTAGATACTCATACAGTAAAAGCCTATTCACGAGGTTCCCACTTCGATTTTGGTATTTTACACGACCTCTTTCGCATTACAGAAGGTTGCGAACCAACCGAACTCCCCTGGCGTTTCTGGAATATCCACGATTCAAAAACAGTTGTATTAACATTACTCGGTCGAGATGTCTGGGATATGGGCGTAGAACCTGAAGGATTTATTCATCACGATTGTCTACACGATGCCGCGAGGGAATATTTAACAATACAAAAAGCACTTTATACATTTCAAGATACAATTGGACCATCTGAAGACATTCCTTTCTAATGAGGAAAATAATCAATAAATTAACAGATTTCGTTAAGATATATGATAATGTTATAACAGACGAATTTTGTGTAAAAATTATAAATGCCTTTGATGCGGATGGAGAATTTCATATTGATTCGACAATAGGCGCTCTAGAAGGCACAGACAATGTGTATCGTAGTGCTATTGAAATGAACTGTACAAAACGTGCCGATAAATCTGCTGAATGGGGTGCCATAATGAGTATATTGAATAGACACGCCTCCAATTCATTTCGACAATATTGTAATGATTTAATAGAAGATGGATTTTCTGCGGAACTATTATTCAGTACGGTAACTCTTGAACAATGGAGAATGCATCGATATGATCCAGGTAAACATTATTATAAAGAACACATCGACTCTATTGAATTTAATACGTCCAGACGGATGCTTGTGTTGATGTATTATCTCAATACTGTAAAAGAAGGAGGAGAAACTTCCTTTGATACGATTGGAATACAAGTAAAACCCAGAGAAGGCAGACTAGTAATTGCTCCGACCTGGTTTGGTTATCCCCATTCTGGTGATATGCCTATAAGTAATACAAAGTATATGATTAAAACATATTTACATTATCCAGGAGATGCTTAAATGGCGATAACTGAATTAAAAATATTAAAGTATGAATGTAGGAAATGTTTACATAATTGGACGATGCTCAATCCGGGTAAAGATTCAAGAAGTTTAGAAGACAATGGATATTTTTGTCCTTATTGCGGCAAACACTCATCTAATGATGTGACTTTGCCTTATGTAGAAGATAACTACAGAAGAGATGAGATGGATGAAGCAACTCGAATGCCGATGCAAGCACCAATTATAGTACAGAAAAAGACAGACAAGCAACTGAAAGCAGAAGATAAAATAACACACCTAAGATGTACTGACGGAGGATGGTGGAATCCAATTACAAAAGAATGTCAAGGTGAAGGAGTTGGTCATAATTTAGAACTTGACAATGACTCCGATTCCTAGTATAATATATGTATTATGAGATTTTACACTTATGTTGGTACTCTTAGCAATAAGGTTCTTGTTCGAGGCGTGAATGCCGAAACAGGTAATGACTTCATTAGACGAGAAAACTTTCAGCCTACGATGTTTGTTGAAGGTAAGAAGGGAGAGACTTCCTTTCGCACGTTGAATGACAAGCCTGTGTATAAGATATCGCCTGGGAATATCAAAGAAACCCGAGAGTTTATCAGACAATATGAAAATGTTGAAGGATTTGGTATTCACGGTAATGACAATTTCGCACTTCAATACACCTGTAAAGAATGGAAAGGAGATGTTGATTACGATATCTCCAAAATTCGCATTTGGAATTTAGATATTGAAGTCGAATCCGAAAAGGGATTTCCACAGCCTGATAAAGCAATGGCGGTAGTTAATGCTATCACCGTATATGATTCTATTGAAGATATCTATTTTACTTGGGGTCTTGGACCTTGGGAGAACCATCGAGATGATATTCGATGTGAGTATTTTCAGATGGATACCGAAGAGGAATTGCTTCAGCATTTCCTCGAGTTATATCAAAGATCTCCACCACATATTTTAACAGGATGGAATATTGAGCATTTCGATATTCCATATTTGATTAATCGACTATCTAGACTGTTTGGTCAGAAAGAAACTAAGAGACTTTCCCCATTTGGTTGGATTAAAGAACGAACAGTCACCCAGAAGTATTTCAAAGAATCTGTAGTATACGATATTTATGGTGTTGCTACTATGGATTATATGCGACTTTATAAGAAATTTGCGGTCGGAGGAATTGCTGAATCATATCGATTAAATCATATTGCCCAAGTTGAATTAGGAGAGCGTAAGATTTCATACGAAGAAGCTGGTTCATTATTCAAACTTGCCCGAACAGATCATCAAAAGTTTATTGACTATAATATCAAAGATGTTGAATTGGTTCAACGTATCGATGATAAGTTGAAACTGATTGATTTGGGTATAACAATGGCGTATGATGCGAAAGTTAATTTTGTTGATGTATTCGGTACTGTTAATATCTGGGATGCGATTATCTACGATCATTTGAGAAAGAAGGATATAGTAGGTCCTATAAAAACATCTCATTCAAAAGAACGAACTTTCTCGGGAGCATACGTTAAAGAACCAATCGCTGGTTTTCACGATTGGGTAGTATCGTTTGATTTGAATTCTCTATATCCGCATTTGATTATGCAATACAATATCAGTCCAGAGACCATCGTCGGTCATAACTCTGATGTTGATATAGATAAACTATTGAACAAATAAGCAGATTTATCCGAAATACACAAGAAGAAATATACTGTTACTCCTAATGGAACGATGTATCGAAAAGATAAACGAGGATTTCTTCCGACTTTAATGGAAGAAATTTATGCTGACCGTGTAGTTTATAAGAAGAAGATGCTTGATGCTCAACAACGAAAAGAAGAGGGAGAAGATACAGAAAACGAGATATCTAAGTATCTCAATATTCAGATGGCTAAAAAGATTCAGTTGAATTCTGCTTATGGAGCACTTGGTAATCAATGGTTCAGATACTATGATTTACGCAATTCTGAGGCTGTTACAACCGGAGGTCAATTAGCAATTCGA